GCCTCTGTCTTGACCAAGCTTCGATATTCGAAGATAGACTGACCAATCTCTTGGCCGGGAATCCGTTCCGGTTTAGCGTTACCACCAGCGACCAGAGGGTTCCACTTAACCACCAAACCGGGCTCGCCAGTAAATTTCTCAACTTCTGCTCCCTTCGGTTCGAGCCAAATCGGGTTCGCCATCCTGCCGACAATCATCAGGATATGCGAGTCCAGTTGGTTCAATTGGTCTTGCTTCTGGATGGCCGGGTCAATCAGGCTGGACCCAATCGAGCGTCCGCCGACGTGCTTATACCTCGCCATGTGGAACGGGAAGAGTGGGTTGCCGTCCGACGAATGATACGGCAGCGGGCCGGGCAGTCCTTCCTTCTCGGAATGAATCACGACGGGCGCCGCGTCACCGGCAATGCGGATAACCTGCCCCTCGGGGAAGTCTGCGCACGGCTTCACCCAGATGTCGTACTCGACAATCCCCTCGCTGTCGACATTCGCACCGCCGGATGCGAAGTACGGCGGCGTGATACCGATATCGCCCTGGAACGGCAGCGTCTTGAAGATCTGCATCGTCCGTTCTTGGGGGACCTTCGAGAACGAGAGCGTCTTGGCGTACTGTGCCAAATCCTCATTCTGCTCGTAATAGGTCCGGTCGCGCCAACGCATGCGGATGGTGTACGGCGCCAGCGCGTATCGCTCGTACATCAGCGGGAAGGCAATCTCGAACGGCGAGAGCGCCATCGTCGTGCCCTTGGGGAGCGGCTGCTGGTCCTGCATCGGGGAACCGTCAGGATTCGTCGCCGGCATGAAACCAGTCTGACTGCACGCCGGGCACTTCTGCCCGTTGTTCGCGATGTCAACCTCGGACGACGTCGTCTGGCACGTCACGCACGTCTCGTAGTTGATCGTCAACATGCCGTTCGCGCGGTCGTGCTCGACGTACGTGTGCAACCAGGCATTTCCAGTCGCGAGCATCCAGAAGTCGAACTCATTCAGGACATGCACCATGTCGTGCGTCTTGTGGAGGATGGGCGAGTAGTCGTCGGCCACAGACGCCGCCACGACGTTCTCGTTATCTTCCCCGAGCGGCCTCGCGTTGGCGCCGTATTCAATCGAGGCGAAGGACGCGCGAATAGACTGAAGACCCGTGTCTAGGATGTTCGTGACAGGCCGTGGAATCCATTTCGCCAGCCTCTTGTCCTGCCACTGGCCCCGCTTACTGTCGTAGTAGATCCACTGACGGTTGAGAAGGTACCAGATATTGCGCATCCACTGGCGCTCGAAAATCCACCGCTGGTCGAACGACTCTTTTTTCCAGCGCTTCCACATGTTCAAGATTTGCTGGTCGGTGTATTCGCCCGTCCCGACCTGCTTAGGCGTGTCCCGCAGCATCGTGAGCCCACCACCCGGAGGAGGGGAGACAGGACGCGGGGAAACGGCAGTGTTCGCCGTCGCGGAATTGACTGGCGTCATCACGCCGTTGCCGTCCGAAGAGAATCCGTTCGCCATTTGGTCCTACTTTGTGTATTCGATGAGTCCGTCGACGGTCAGGTCTATCCCGAGACGATTCGCTTCGTCGTCGCCGACGTCTTCGAACGAGGGCATCGACGAGAAGTCGGGCACCGTCATGGTCCCAGGTCGAGTCGGGACGATTTCGGGCACCGGGACGTGAATGCCGGCCGCTTTCGCGATGAGGAGCGCGTTCTGCTTCGAGAGCGCGTTGACTTGGTGTCGCATCCAGTCGATCGTGATGTCGTCCTTCGCCTTCTGTGTCTGCGCCGTCACGACCTGAGTCGCGAGGCTCATACCATTCGCCTCTAAGTGGGTGACTTTCTCCACAAGGCGCTCTCGCTCGGCCACAATCAGCTCGAAGTACTTCCTATCAATCCACATGTCGCATCCCCTCAGTAAAAGTCTGAAAATGCTGAACCGGCCTCAACTGTCTCATTCCCCCAGAAGTCGCCGAGCGGAAAGTCCTTGTCAGCCGCGACCAAATCACGACTGTTGTCACGATTCTCGAACGTCTTCAACTTTTCCAGTTCCCACTTCACTCTCGGGTCGAGTTTCGAGACATCCCTCCCAAGTACCGGCGCGACGGGTATCGGCAAGCACGGCCACGTCATGAGGGCGTAGCGGACACAGTCGGGAAGTTCGTCCGCGAACTTGAAAACCTTCTCGGCCTTTTTCTGCTTGTCGCCGGTCACGTTCACAGCGAACCGGAGGGTCTTCATCTGCTCGTACGTGCGCGAACAGGTGTAGGCGAACTTGAGTTGTCCGGTGTACAACCACGAAAGCACCCTCTGGATGCCCGCCATCTGGTCATTCTCGGACGGCGCGACCAGTACACCGTGTGCGTTGAACTCCAACCTCAGTTGCGCCTCGTTCTTGTTCGCGCACCACAGGACTTCCTGACCAGAAATCGGAAACTGCGTCTTGATGGCAATCAAATGAGCGGAGAAGGCTCGCTGTCGTTCGAGATAATCTCGGACGGCGACGATTCCCTTTTCCGTGACGACCATCGCCACACCACCGAAGGGGTGGTCTGCCCCGGAGTCGAGGCCAATAAGAACACGTCGACTAGGGTCGATCCCAGGCCATTCTGGAATGAATGCTTGAACAGACTCAATGTCGGGAAGATAGGCGTCGGTGATGTATTCGGCGTATATGGACCCAGTGAAGTTTTCTCGGACACCTTCGTACTCCTGACTGAATACCTGCGGGGAGGATATCGCCTTCGCGTCGGCAATTTCAGCCCCACGGTACATCGCCATGAACGGGTTGTCGATAGTCCTCCACTTCGCGGCCCAGTATCCGGGCCGTTTTTCAATCAGCGCTTTCTTTTCGATCCGCTCGTACGTCCAATCGAAGCCATCGACCGACGATGTGAAGAACGCAACCCCGGCTTTGTCGACGAGGGACGGCTCGAAAAAATCCCACGCCTCTTCTGCGATGAACGCTGCCTCGTCGAACCATGCCCAGTCAAGTCCGACGCCGGAATGCGCGCGGTCTGGGTCGTCGAGAGAACGGAACGCGACCTGCGCCCCATTTACAAGCGTCAGCGTCAAGTGTTCTGCGTCCCAGTGCTTGCACCACTCGATTGGTATCAGCTTCAGGAGCGTCGGCATCGTCGCGTCGTGCAACTTCTCGTAGGACGGCCCGCAGACCCACCCGAGCGAGTTCGGGACTTGCATCTCGGCTCTCGCGCCCCACGCCCCGACGACGGACTTGCCTCCACGGCGACCAGCGAAGCACCCGAGCCTGCGGTAGACTCTCGGTGCCGTCGCCGTCTGTTCCTTGCCACATGACGGGCAACGGAACAGTCCGTCCGAACCGCAGAAGCCGATCTTGTTGCAGCACGGCGCGAAGCGGGCCTTCAGCGCCTTGAGGAATTCCTGTTGGTACGGGTTGTAGAGAAGCGGTTTGTTCGCTTCAAGGCCCACATTCGGCGGAAGGCGTTTCGCCATTACTGTCCGACGAACGCCAGGATGACAGAAGCATCGACACCATAGCCGATTGCGTCAGACCCGCGCTGGACGATACCGACCACCAGCCCGTCAGCGTCAACGACTGGCCCTCCGGACATGCCGCCGATGTAGCCTGGCTGGACGATGATACCCCTAGGGGTGTCGTCAGACACCGAACCACTGATAAGGAGAACTCTCTCCGCTAGGGCGAGAAGGTCGGCCCATCCGTACGCGTGTCCAATCGCAGTCAACATCTCGAAGCGCGCGACTGGGAGAATTCGGATACCGAGCGGGAGTTTCTTCGTATCTGAGTACAGAAGCGCCAGGTCGTTTACCGCGTCTGCCTTCACGACTTTGACTGGGGCGCCGTCGACCGTCATCTTCTCACCGACACAATGATTGGCCGTAAGGACCAGGTGTGTCTGAACCACGAACCCGGTACATCTCCCGACGCCCTCTTCCTCTTGCGCTGTGATGAACACAGTCGACGCTTCGACCTTCTCTATGGTCTGCGTGTACGTCGCCGGGACGTGAACAATCGCAGCAGCGAGGATGAAGGGTGTCAGGATTCGGAACATGTCAATCTCCCTAGAAATTGTCGCGGCTCAGTCCTTTGAGCGACGGCGTCGTCGTGTCGGTACTTGGGGCAGGTTTACCTGTCCGCTTCCGTGCTTGGTTTAGCCCGATCGCGATGGCTTGCTTTTGAGAAGTCACCTTCGGGCCTTTCTTGCTACCGCTATGAAGGTTGCCGTGCTTCCATTCCGACATCGTTTTTTGCATGCCGGGCATGACAGACTCCTACTTGCAGTGATGGCCGAATGTGACGACATGACAGATGGCGTGATTGACTTTCTTCGCGACATGCACAACAGGCGGCACGACGATAGATGCCAACACGATAGCGCCGATCACGAGAATCATCGGACCGTTCAAAGGTACCATTAGTTTCCACTCCAGAAAAAGTGACCCATCAGCATCCCAGTCAAGAACGGGACGAGTGGCCCGTACTGTGACCTGTCAAGATTCCAGACCGTCCGCGACAAGGTCTGCCAACCGTACGCCAGCGCGAGACACTCGTACGCGCCGAGAATGAAAATCGCAGCCGCCCAAGTAATTTCGGCGTATCTGGTAATCACTATCTTCTCCACAATGCCAGCGCCATGACGGCTGCATCCTTCACAAAGCACCCGACGTAGTAAATCGAGAGCGGTAGAGTTTCCTTCCGCGCGAACAGGCCGGCGAGCACCAAGTAGAAGCCGATGAGCACTGCTTGGACCCAGTACGGCGTCACACGACCTCGCCCATGATTTCGGCATCGGCCGGGATAGAGACACCGTGCGCGCCGCCTGTACTGCCGGGGCGGACGGTCATGAGTTGCGGCTGTCCGGCCGGGAAGACCGGCATCTCGACGAGGACTTTCAGTGCGAGCCCGACCGTCGAGTTGTTTTCCACCTTCACGGCCTGATGAGACTTAAACACGCCGGTCCCCTTCAGCGTCTCGATCGTCATCTCCTTGCGGACGTGGACGTCTTCGCTGTCGAGCAGATCGTTCGCGTTTCGGATGGCCTTGTCGGCGAGAACGTACTCGACCTTGTCTTCGGTATCCCCGAAGCTGTTGATGTTCAACCAGCCCTTCGCGGTCGCACGCTTGAGGTAGGTCCGCATCGTGTCGTACTTAACCCCAAGCGCGTCGGCGACTTCCTGTCCGCGCATGCCCTGCGCTCGGAGAGCCACACAACCCATCGCGACCTTGTAGACCTTGCTGTCCTTCGGTGGTTTGGGCGTCTTGCGGCGGCGTACAGTAGGTACTGCGGACACCGCTGGTTTCTTAATAAAAGTCGGAGACTCCTCGGGAACGTCTTGATGAGGGCCAGGAGTTCGCACGTTGGCGTCCAGCGCTGCAAGCAACTGGGACGTGCTGAACGTTCTGCGGGAGGATGGCGCAGCGGCGACCGGATCAGTGGACATTGGGTCGAGGAATCTCCTGCTACGATTTTACGGCGGTTGGCACCAGAATTGCAAGAACAATGCCACTATGGAGAATTTTCAAGATTGGCTGTCGGCGCAACTCGAACGAATCACGAGGGATTTGATGGTTCCGTCACGATCTGAGCGACTTGCCGATGGTAGGCAAAGACTGGCAGATCTGCAAATGGATGCTTCTCGGGCGGGACTCGGGTACAGCGGGCGGAAGTGCAGGCAAGCCGAATGACACAACCCACCATGGCGTGCAGCAAGTGCGGCTTTCAGAAAGTCGTCACCAGGCACCCAGATTTGACCGAACGCTGGTTCAAGAGATATCACCCATGTAAAGCGCCCGTTGTGTATAGGGCGGGTATGGGTTTAATGTCGAACTTTACCGGGCAAACGTCGTGAACTTCATGCCCGTTCACGGCTCCTCGAACATCGAATCCTATGGCTACGACCCTACGACGCAGACACTCGCCATCCGGTTCCACTCGGGCCGCGAGTACCACCACTCGAACGTCCCGCCGGAAACTTTCAAGGCACTCCAGGCGTCGACGTCGCGCGGAAGTTACTACGAGAAAATGGTGAAGCGAATGTACGTCGGGGCGAGAATCAAATGACGGACTTCACGCTTGGCCTCATCATCGGGATTTTGACCGGCATCCTCGCAGTCCTCCTGTCGGGCTCAGTCACCCACCCCAAATCGTAAGGGCGCCGGAAGGCGACCGAGACTGTCCCTACTCCCCTCGCCCAGTCGCGGCGTACAGTACCCACATAGGGCCGGCCCGTGGCCCGCCTTCCAACCCCACCTAAGACCTTCGCCTGTCCTTCGCTGTACTAGTTCTTTCTTATTGTACTGAGTGTACTAGTTGTTCGTAAAGTCGACTTTAATTCGTCTTCTGAGTGCTAAAGGGGATCCTCGGACCAATGAAAGGTATAGTGGACGAGTTTCCGGCCCGAGTGCAGTCATGTGAAGCATAATTAGTACACTTGGGTGGACCTTTGGTAATGTAAGGGATTTCCAGGTGGCGTACAGTACCCACAGCGGACACCGAACAACTCGTCTTCTCCCTCGCCCGGCCAAATAACTAGTACAGCGAAAGGATGGTGAAAGGGTCCAATCCATTGGGAAATTTTTCGGGAGGCAACCGCGCCCCATCCTCGCGCCGCTTCTCGCCGACCCGTGCCTGCCGGGCCTGGCAAGCTGGCAAGCTCGCGCCAGTCCAGTCCAAAGTACAAGACTCCAGTCAGTTCAGTCCAGTCACCATCGTCCAGTCGGGGAGCGCGGGAGAGCACGGTTGAACGTGGGTAGGGCGCCAGTCCGAGGACTACTACGGACGGACGCTATACGATGGGATGGGATGGGACTGCGGTCGGGGCGAGTGTACGTCATGCGGCGTACAGTACCCACGTAGGTACTTGTACTCGCCCCTTCGGGGCTCGTAAGGTGTCAGTCGTACAGGCGAACGCCACGGTTTGATGTCCCGTGGCGCCAGTCTCAGAAGCGATTGAGGGAGTCGAGTCAGAAGTCAGTATCGTCGAAACGGCCATCGGGCGACAACGGGGACGGAGAGTACGACTGTCCGGTCGTCCTGGCATCGTTACGGACGCGCGGTTTCAGGTGTACGAGCCGAGTCGCGTCCGGGACGCGCAAAGCGTCAGACTGCGAAGTAACAATTTCCCCGTCCGTGCCGATGTAGTAGTCATGTCCGACCTTGAGGATATACATGGTGTCAGTCTCCAGACTTGAACGATGGGTTAACGAGTGGCTTCGAGTGTTCGCAGTCGCATCGCTTCGAGCCAACGATTGAGCCAATTGGCGCCTGCGATGTCAGTGTCGATGTCGATGTGCATTGCCAGTCCTCATTTGAGAAGTACCGCGACAAGTATGGCTGTGTCGATTATCAGTGACATCAGCGCAATCCATTCGTCGCGCGTCATGACTGTAAATCCGTGTGACAGTAGACGCATTGTTTTTGACTAGGCGCCCACGTATTGCGCCACAATTTACACTGCGGACACCACTTCATCATGTCCGCCTCGCCTTCTGACAACGCTTAATAGCGGCCGTCATTGCCTTGATGACTGTGATAGTCACGACTTGGCACGCCTAATCGTGATAGTCCAGCCACTCCCGAATGCAAGCGCGTACTCCGCGCGCAAGTACCTCGCATCGCGCATCGTGTCGGCTGTGTCAATCTCTTCCGTCCCGTACTTGCTGTGTCCGATGATGATGTACACGTCAATCCTCTCCAGTCTTACGTGATGAACAGATGGTAAACTACCGGGAACCATTGCCCTACCGACAGTCCGAGGTAGACTGCGACGCCTATCACAATTAATGCTCTCATCTCAAACGCCCAGACGGTACAACGATTCGTCGTACGCCGCGAAACTGATGTTATGGCCGTCAGCGCGCAACGCTCGGATTGCACGACGGACGGATGGCTCTGGGCAGTCGAGGATACGCGCCATGTTGGCCGTTGACTCGTACTGCCCGGCTTTGAGTAGTTCGATGATACGCGCCTTTTGTGACATTGGACTGTCCTCTTGAACGGGTTAACGACTGATATAGTGTAGTGCAGGTGTCGTACCGCCCAAAACCCTAGCATTTCCGCTTGTTTACGTCCGTCGTGTGCTACTTCTTAGCACACGCTGTCTCGAAACGCGCACGGTCAAAACGGTCGTTATCATGCTCGAACGTGTCCGCAAAGCTGTCCCGCAGTGAGTGCAACAGTCCGACCGCGAACAAGTCTTGTGTTGCCTGTGCGTTAGCGGTAGACAGTATGTCCGCTACCGCCTGATAGTGACGACGTTGAAACATGGAACGTGGCATCAGTGAATTCCCTTCAGTAACGACAATTGAACGTCATGGTACTCGCGCGACAGATAGATCCCGGTGTCATCGCGCCATGTCGATTCGTTGAAATATGCCGACTCGCAGTCCTCGCAGCAAAACGTATCGTCCATCGTCGCGTTTGACTCGCAAGCGTAGAATGCCAGCTTGCAGTACTCGCACGTCAGCATGTCGTACAGTCCCGAGGACGATGACCATGTTGTACTGTCAAGCGCAGTCCATCGCGTTTCAGGTTCCGGCGTCCTCGCGCACACAAGCGATGTCTGGTCTAGCTCGCACAATGCCGTTAGCAGCGTTTCGACATGGCACAAGTCGAGGCACTCGCGCGGACTGTGCGCGCCAGCATACCCGACAGACAGATTGCTGCATTCGGGAATGATGTCAGCATATTCGAATGTGTCAGTGTACGTCCCGTGCGACGATGGGGCGTACGTCAGACCGTGGCTGTTCAGGTGTGACGCGAGACTGTCAGCGAATGCTTCTGAGGCGGTACGGCGTCCGGACTGATGTGTGATGATATCCGCCAGTCCTCCACGGTCTAGCGCAATCGCGAAACGGATGTGCGCCATGTCATCAGGCAACGACAGCGCAAGGTCGCGACTACCCAAACCGCCTACTTCTTCGCCATAGTGGAAGATGTAGTACCCGGGTATTCCAGCGTTTACCATTGACCATGCCAGGAAGACTCCCGCTGTGTCATCGGCGCCTAGACACGCGGACTGTTTAGCAGAACGCTTAGACAGTCCGACAATGCCGTCAGCGCCGACATGTACTGTCTGGCGTCCGTCGTGACGATGTACTGTGTCCGTATGGCATGACCACATGACATCGCTATCGCCGATGACAACATGCCAATTACCGTACGTGTCACGACTGGCACCCGGCAGTGTCGCGATGTATTTCTCTACGAAGACTTGCTCAGTGTCACTGCCACATGGCCGGCAGTACGTCAGCATGTCTAGTAGGACGGGACGGTTAAAGACTGGCGACATTGGACGTTACCTCAAAGGGAACTACGCGGTACTGTGTGTGAGGGTACTTTTCTTGTGCTCTCTCTCGCGCCGCGATGATAGTCTCAAGCAAACCGACATCAGGTGTAACGTTGTCGCCTGCAATCCAGTGGCATGTTGACCATACGCCCGGATGGTTTTCAGAACCGAAGACTTCGAGCTTGTACGTGTCAGTCGTTTTGACCGTCAAAAGGTCAATCGTCTTCTCACACCTTGGCGACCGTCCGCACGTATGGCACATCAAATCGTCGTATGTTCCTTCCTTCCGCCACTCGTACGATGTCTCGCAATGGTCGCACCACGTATACCTATCAGCGCACGAACGGCAAAGGTCCGATGTCCCGTGCTTGGTTCGCGCCGTCTGTTCGTCCAAGTAGAATTCACTATCCTTTATCCACTCGTTACCGCAGTCGTCATCCTGGCATGTCACTTTTGAACCGTCGAAACATGACTGGCACCACGACTCCCAGCTAACGTCTACAGAACGGTCAAATTGTCTATCGTCGCAATGCTCGCATGTCCACATGTTATCGTAACAGCGCTGACACAAGTCTGTTTCGCCGTCGCTATCGGCACTATCGTACGTCCTATTGCACTCGTTACAAGTCGTCATGGTATCAGGTTCGTCGTCTTCGTCGTCTTCGTCGCAGTCCGAGTCTTCTACCTCCGTGTACCCTTGCGTCTCGGACGTTGATATCGGTCCGTCGTCGTCGAGTCTGATATACCCGTTACCTAAATCTGACGCCGTCTCAATGCCGTCAACGTACGGCATAAGGTACCCGCCATGATAGTCTATCGCCCGCACGCGCGCATTCTTCATGCTGCCAGACTCATACCCTGCTGCCTCTAGCAATCGCTTCAGTGTCTCGCCTTTGGTGCCGACATGCGAGTCGCGACGGGTACCGTATACCCGCCCATATCGCTTTTTGTCAGGCCAGCATATCGCGCGAGCTTCGACGCTGTCGATAGGTCCGAAGTACGCGATGCCTAAGTCTGAGTCACCATACACGCGACAAGGGTGATTACCCGTGCCAGTCTTGATGTAGTGTGAAGGATTATCAGGGTGCATGCACGACATCGGTGCAGGGTCCGTCCCGCTATAGATTCGGACGATGGTATCGGCATCGCGCGCTATCGCGAGCTTACTATTGTCCTCGATAGACTGGCATCGCGCGACATAAGACTGTACGTCCTGATGTGTCATCAGTCCGGGAGTCTCGTAAAATTGTGCGAGGTACTTTCCCGGTTTCAGTCGTACTTGCCTATCCTGTACGCCATGTTCGTCTGACGGTGTGTAGGCGACCATGCCAGGGTGGACGATGGAAAGGTGAACGTAATGCGTCTCGACGGACGGAGGACGGCGCATATCCTGCCATGGTACCGCCATGTAATCGCCAGACTCGAATCGTTCAGACTCGCGAGTCTGCCAGGCGTCTACCTCTGCCGATGACACCTTGAACGTCACGACATACGCCACGTGTCCGATAGACGTTGCAGTCGTTTCCGTCGCGAACTTATGAGCTTGCGCGCGATCGGTAAATGTGCCGATTTCCTCAGTGATATCGGCGCCTTTCCGGTGGACAAAATACGGCATTGCCTAATCCCTCCAGACGTGATAGAGTCTGAACCTACCCAAGAAACAGAGAACTTGCGGCGCGTTGCCTAAGGCGTTCTAGTGCACAAGGTATGCCGTCTGAATCA